TCCGGTATGGAAAAACTAATTAACGATGGCTCTGGCTCTGGCTATGGCGATGGCTCTGGCTCTGGCTCTGGCTCTGGCTATGGCTCTGGCTCTGGCTCTGGCTCTGGCTATGGCTATGGCTCTGGCTATGGCTCTGGCTATGGCTCTGGCTCTGGCTCTGGCTCTGGCTCTGGCTCTGGCTATGGCTCTGGCGCTGGCTCTGGCTATGGCTCTGGCTATGGCTCTGGCTATGGCTATGGCTATGGCTCTGGCTCTGGCTCTGGCTATGGCGATGGCGATGGCTCTGGCGATGGCTCTGGCGATGGCTATGGCGATGGCGATGGCTATGGCGATGGCGATGGCTCTGGCTCTGGCTATGGCGATGGCTCTGGCTATGGCTATGGCTAATAAGTGAAATAACTTGAGGAGGTTAAACTAGGAGTTGTGCTGATTTAAGACTTGACAAAGATGGTCAAAAGTAGTAAATAGGAATCGAATTTGAAGGCTGATTTAATAAATCTATAACTTAACTAATGACCACACTTGAAAAGGCAAGAGAAAAAATACAAAGCTGGCGCAAATCAGCTTCTAAGTTTATTGCTGATAACTGGCCTAATGTCGTTTTAGACAAGTGGCAACAAGAAGTTATTGATTCATTGCCCGGTAATAATCGTGTAGCTATGAAGGCTTGCACCGGCCCCGGCAAAGCGCAACCAGTAAATATGTTGCTAAATACACCCGATGGTCTTCGCCGGTGGGGTGATCTCAAAGCGGGGGACAGTGTTTTTGCACCCGATGGAACTCAAACGATAATTCTACATACTTTTATGCAGGGTATTATTCCTGTTTTTCGTGTTACTTTCAATGATGGATCAGAAACAGAATGTTGCCGCGAACATCTATGGAAAGTTCGCGGACGTACCGAAAGGCGGCACGTAAAGCAGCGTGGTGGTAAATGGAGCGATAAGAAAGAGGCTCTTGCTATCAGCCAAAGACACTGGCGAACTCCCGCTGATGGGTGGTCAGTTATAAGTTTAGAACAAATCATAACACGCAATAAATCAAACGATGGAAAAACGAGAAGGCAATTTGAAATTCCAACGCAAGCAGCCGTGATACTTCCCCGTATTGATCTAAGTTTAGATCCTTATGTTTTGGGTGCGTGGTTGGGTGATGGTTGTAGAAAAACAAGCAGCGCATCGTGGATGGACGCGGAAATCGACAATGAAGTTATTGAAAGAGGATATACAACACGGCGCACCAATGAAGGAAAAAATATCACTATTTATGGGATTTTAAAAGAGTTGAGGGATCTGGGCTTATCAGAATTGGGCAGCCATGAACGGTTTATTCCACCTCTTTACAAGCAATCATCAATCCAACAAAGAAAGGACATTCTCGCTGGATTACTTGATACTGATGGTTGTATCTCTACAGATAATAATATTAGTTTTGATTGCACTTCCCGGAAGCTTGTGGCAGATGTGGCATGGCTTGTAAGGTCTCTAGGTGGGGTAGCGGGTAGGATAAGAGAAAAACAGGGCTCATATAAAGATAAAATAACTGGTGAAAAAATAATATGCCGTACTTGTTATCGCGTAACGTTAGCTCTACCGTTTAATCCTTTCAAGGTAGAAAGAAAATCAAAACGGTGGACTTTACCACAACAACGGTATCTAACGCGATTTATCGATAAGATTGAACAGATAAAAGATGCGGAATCTATGTGTATTCAAGTAGCCCACGAATCACAGTGTTATCTTACAAACGATTTTATATGCACTCATAACACAATGGTTCTCGCTCTCATCGGTTGGTGGAGGCTGTCATGTTTTGCCGATAAGGGAGAACATCCAAAAGGCGCGGCACTATCAATTACAAAAGATAATCTCTCAGATAACCTCTGGCCGGAACTCTCTAAGTGGCAATCACAATCAACCTACCTAAGTAATGCCTTCGAGTGGCACAAGGAAAGAATACAAGCAAAAGACCATCCAGAGACTTGGTTTTTATCTGCGCGGTCTTACGCTAAAGATGCCGATGCGGACGCTATCGGTAGGGCATTGTCGGGACTGCATAGCAAATACCCTTTTATTCTACTCGATGAAATTGGAGATATGGCCGTTGCCGTAGGGAGGGCTGCAGAACAAATATTCACAGGCGATCCTAAAGATGCTTTAATTGCGACTGGTGGAAATCCTACATCAACAAACGGATTATTATATCAAATCTGCAATACGCTAAGAGGACAATGGAAAGTGGTCACTGTTACCGCTGACCCTGAAGATCCAAACAGGACAAGTCGCGTTTCAATAGACTACGCCAAAGAACAGATCGAAACTCACGGGAGAGAGAATCCCTGGGTAATGGCTACAATCCTTGGTCTGTTCCCGCCGCAAGGTTTTAATGCTTTACTGGGTATTGAAGAAGTCGAAGCGGCGATGAAAGTACATTTAAAGGCAGATCAATTTGAGTGGGCTGGCAGAGTGTTAGGGATTGATGTTGCAAGGTTTGGCGATGATCGAACTGTTATCTTTCCGCGGCAAGGGCTTTTTGCAGGGATGCCTACGATAATGCGGCAGGTTAGAACAACTGACATAGCCGCTAAATGCGCTGTCATCAAGAAAGATTGGGAGTGCGACGCTTTTTTTATAGACGATACCGGCCATTGGGGACACGGTGTGATTGATAATCTACATACAGCCGGTTATCATCCTTTGGGCGTTCAGTTCCACGGGCCAGCAATTGATCCGCGATATCGAAACAAACGGGCTGAGATGTGGTTTGCAATGGCTGATTGGGTGAAGGGTGGTGGTATGTTGCCGCCTATTCCTGAACTTGTAGCTGAAATGACGACACCGACCTATTCTTTCACTAACGGCAAGATAATTCTTGAGGACAAGGATCAGGTTAAAAAGAGGCTTGGACGTTCTCCTGATTTAGCGGATGCTTTGGCTTTGACCTTTGCTTTTCCCGTGGCTCCGAGGATGACAGAGAGAGAACTTCTTACTCAGAGAGAAAGACACGTTCATGAATATAATCCGTTCGCAGAATGGAGGTAGGCTTATGAATCCGCGCTAAAGACGCAACAACCGAATAAAGCAAAGGCGGGACGATTAAATCCCGCCTTTTTTATTGCTGTTAGCTTGCCGCCGGAGGAGTCGCTTTAAGTTTTGCCAAAGCCACACCAATAGAATCATTCACAAGGCTAACCGCAGCTGTCAATCCCTGATCTTTAAGGTCGTTCACGATCTGATTATAGGCTCCCGCCTGCTTTGCTACTCCGGTGAGTTCTTGTGCTGCAAAAACTGCCACAGCTTTAGTGGCGGCGGTCAATGTAGCCTGACCGATTGCACTGGCAAACGTCTTTACAAAAGGCCCCATTTCTTCTTCCAGTTCTTTGCCTTCGTTTACAAACCAACTTTTCATTTCTTCCCAAACTGTTGCCCAACTCATAGTTCTTTCCCCTTTCATGTTTAGAATTTAATTTTAATTGAGCCTATGCTCGTTATGTCATCCTTCGGTGTCGGCATTTCTCTGGCAGTAAATTCGTCAGGATCAGGTGGCCCCGAAAGCTGAACATCCTCAGGCTTGTAAGCAAGCCACTTCTTGAATTTATTAAATAAGTCTTTTAGTAACATCTTTTTACTTCTACCGCGGTGCTAATCCACCGGCACGAGTTGTATCAGTCTGAGCTATGGCTGCTATGTCAATTCTTTGATTCTGGGCTGTCTCTGATATTGCAACTCTTTGGTCAGCCGCTTTATCGAGTTTTTTACCTACGCCATAACTTGAGAGACCTGACGAGATGGCAAAAGCACCCGCGCCAATAAGTCCTAGTGCGGATTGTATGTCCATTTGGGGCAGACCTTGGTCGGGGAATGCAATACCGATTAGTCCGATAATTCCGCTAATGAGAGTTCCCAGGCCAGCAAGTGCTTTTCCCGCGGCGCCGGCGTAGGTTTTATAGCCGTCAAAACGGCGGCTTAAATATTGTAATATTTTAGTTAAGAAAAAGTCTTTCATAATTCACCTCACGCTGTATAACAGTCAATGATTTTCAGTGTAAACGAATCAACGTCTTTAGTATACTCCTGAAAGAGTTGAAATGTCAAGCCGCTGTTCAATACAGCCCTGTCTCCTTTTAATTTGCCTACGGAAGAACCGATGACCGTACAGCCCAGAGTATCTTCAATGTCATTACCTGCGTGGACTTCGAGATAATCATGCCCGTCGACGGATACAGGCGTTTCCGGTCTATGGATGATAAAGGTCATGCCATGCTTGGGGCTATTGTATTTCGTGCAGATATAATCCCCCGCCGGTAAATGGAATCTCCCTGCATCGGTTTCATCCGGCTGCAAAGTAAAACAGAAAATTACTCCATCAAAGAGCCATGCTCCTAAATCACCTTGAATTGAATGTTCAAGTCGTACGATTGCTCCGTTCATATCACCCTCTCAATAGCAAAACGATTATTAAAATGATAACGATTAATCCAATTCCACCGCTGGGGTAATATCCCCAATTTGCACTGTGAGGCCAAACTGGAAATCCGCCTATACATAAAAGAACTAAGATAATAATTAATACTAAATACATAAATCCTCCTAATGTTAAAGGTTCAACTTCTTTTATCTACCCTTTATGATATCTAAATAAATTAAAAACAGCAGTCATAGCAGCTATTATTCCCGCTGTAAACAGACCAACCATCCACTTAAAGATTGAGTCATGCCTATCTAGTATTTTTTTATGTTCCTCAAGCTTAAAACATAATCCTGCTTGAGGGTCTCCATTTCCGAAGATGATTTTCCCGTGTTCATCTAAGAGTTTATGATTCAAATAAGCTACTTTTAAAAGAGTATTAAGCTTATTCGTATCAGACATATGCGCTATCTCATTTTCGTTCAGTTCAATATTAAAATCGGACATTCGCCCTTCTCCTTAATGTATTCCGCCTGTGTGACCGCCGCCTGCTTATGGTGCTACCCACGGTAGGATAGGTATTGCGGAACAGGCAAAAGACACCGTGCAATCTGCTGTTGGTGATTTTGTATAAGCCTGACTATCCGTTCCCGCGCCCGTAGCACCACACGTTCCCGCCCACGTTCCTTTCCAGCCATTGTTTAAAGTCAATACGGAATTATACGAACCACCTGTCAAAACAGCATGAACGCCGTCATCAAGAGAACACCCCGTTCCCGTATGTGATACGGTTATATTGTAAGAGGGCATGGCTTCATCTGTTCTCAATGGATGGGGATAAGTGTACGGCGTATAATAAGAAGTCCAAGTGTCTGTTGCGGTGCATTTATAAAGAGTGCCGGAAATAGGCGTTCCAGGGGTTGCTCCAATCATTCCGGTCAGATCAGTACAGGATTGGTCTGTAGCCCAATATCCAACGCCCACCGTGCAAGTTACCGGGCGATTAGCGAGAGTACCACAACCTACACCACTGGTGGTATCTCCGCCCTCAACACCTTTTGCGCCAGTGAAGGCCGCTGAGCGTTGTGTGAAATAATCTCTATTCTCTTTTACATGGATTCCTTCAGTACTTGTCCTGCCGTATCTTATACCAGCGGCAACATTTGCACTATGAGTTAAATTTCTTATACCCCAAACATAAGCAGGTGCTAAAGTTTGTGCTGGGCCTGCTCCCGCAGGGTCGCTGAACAAAGATGCATCTGTAGTTGTTCCTATCTGGTCACGGCAAGGCCAGCCATGATATGTCGAGGATGGGCTGGTATTCCCATCCCATCCCGCAGGGTCTCCAGGATTTCCATCACATACCCCCCATATTGATTGGTAAACACTTCTTTCGTGTCCAAAGGCTATAGGGTAAGCTGGGATTGAACCAGAAACTTCATTCCATCCGTTATAAAATACGACTCCTGTTCCCGCTAATGGCTGGAAACCAAGTCCAGACAACCAGTTTGTTGACAGAACATTCCCGTAAAACTCCCAACTTTTTGTACCACGCCCTGATCGTGTCTGTAGTCCGTGAGCTTCAATTTTATTATTTCCAAAAGTATTATAGCGCATGATTAAACGTCCGCCAGCGGCACAGTCACCTGTTCTGCGTACCGCAGTTGTTGACGGATTGAGGAATGTGTTATCTTCTATATATATTCCGTTGATTGTTCCCAAGTCTAATGCGGTGTCCCAGATCGCACCCATTGCGGCAAAATTAGACCCTCCACCACAACTTGCCCCTCCGTTAGTGAAAATATTGTTATCTACTAAACCGCTTGAGGCATAAGCACCAGTAGAATTAGATGCGGCGAATACAAATTCTTGACCGTTTCCTTGCGTCTCTGATTTAACCGCCTCAAACGTGCAATGATGTACTCTCCATCCAGTGCCATAAGCGGCGATGGAAGAGTAACTTACATCTGTAACAGGAGATTTAAAATAGAAGCCGGATATTCTTGTTGATGGGTCTAATAAAGTTCCCATGTACGCAGAAGTTCCTGAACCAATAGTAAAAGCCCAATCTCCAGTTTGGATTATAGTTAGGTTTGATGCACCGGGGCCAACGATATTTAAAGATTTAGTTGCTGGTATAGTTACTGCACTGGTAGGCCATGAGACTGTGCCAGTTGCAGTTACATTAATTGTATCACCTGTCGTTGCGGCTGTGACAGCGTCTTGAATACAACCATAAGAAGCATCTGTGCAGGTATATGTCGTGCTTGATTTTGTGCAGGATGTGCCTCCTCCTGTGCAAACTCCCCACGCCTGAGAAGATAAGAGTAAACAGATTAGTACAAATACTATTTTTTTTACTAGAATCCACATGCTCCACCTCCGCTAACTCCCCCTATATCAGCACTGGTCCTATTCGTTATTCCTGTTGTGCGTGTAAGAGTTCCGCCGTACCAGTTATCTAAAGCATGGGCAGCATTAACATCGGTAAAAGTCATTCCAACAACCCTACTAGCAGAAGCAAGACCATTAAAGTGTAAATATGTATCAGAGGACGCAGTTGATGACTTAATTGTTGCAACTGAGACACCTGCGCCTGAATCAAGGTTAAGTGTTGTTGAAACGGTAAGCGTTTGCCCAGAAACTAAAGTCAGTGTCGTTCCGTAAAAGTAAAAAGCAGCACAAGTGATATTATATGCACCTGCAAAGGTTGGAGTAGCCGCTCCAATATTTAAATTACCTGTAATATTAAGATCTCCTGCAAGAGTATATGTTGCAGTATCAACAGTCATAACTGAGCCTGGAAATGTTAACCCAGCCATTGTAATTGTTCCTGCGGCTTTTAGTTGTAAAGTCCCTGTTCCCGATAATGTATGAGTATTCGCAAAAGTAATGTTACCAGATATGCCAAGAGTCTGGCCTGCAGTGAAAGCCAGATCACCAGCATAGCCAGTCATGGTTAAAGTCTTACAAACACAAGTCGTTGCGTTAACTGTCCATACTACACCGCCGCCATTACTCGTCCAGTCATCAAGAATACAATCATCCGTAGCTGTAGGAGTTATGGCAGAACCTGTCCTAAAAGCACCTTTGGCCGCCGTTGTTGACCAGTTGCCGGAGTTCCAGTTGCTGTTTCCTTTGACTCCGTAATAAGTGGCTGAGAAAGAAGGAACTGCAAAGGTCAGTAAAAGTAATATTGATAAAAGTATTTTCTTAATCATAATTATTTCCTCTTTCCATAAAGGGTTAGTTGCAACCAAGTCGTAGTGTCCGTTGCCGTTATCGTGGCGCATATCTGATCTCCCGCGCTGATGGCAGTTGTGAACCCTGTCAGAGTGGTATCATTCACATTCAAGACAGTACCCGCACTGGGAATAACTACTGCGTTTGTACCTGAAATCATAGCTGTGGTGGAATGAGAACCAGCCGCAAAAGCATCCTTGTATAAAGCTATGGTTACATTAGAGGTTGATTCAGCCTGACTTGAAGCGTATAGACCTGTAAGCGTTGCGCCATAAGGAATGAAAGCACATCTCTTGGTTGTAGCGGCGGCAGTTAAAGCAGAACCTCCGCCATCCCAATTAAAGACAGCCAGCTTTTCCACTATTAACGCATCGGCTACAGTCCCATCCGTGTGCTTTTTCAGAAAATGCAATTCGGTTGAAGTCGAAGCAGTCGAACCGTCAACCACCGGAGCACCGCAGGACACCTCATAAGTTCCAGTAGAATCCCAACATGTAAATTGGTTAGCACTACGTGTGCCTGAACTAATCACCATGTTGGCGTTGTAACCTTGAACATCAGTTCCAATAGCCAGACCAAGATTTGTCCTTGCAGTTGCATAATCAGCAGAACCTAGAAGGGAAATCATGTTAGCAGAGGACTGAAGCCATGCTTCCGTGTCAGTTGCGTTTGTGTAGAAAAGATAATTTGCCGCACCGGGATGAGCTATTACTCCCATTGTCGTAGCAGATGCAAAGTAAGGTAAACCACCCTTTAAAACCGATAATCCAGACAACGACGTAAGCAGTGCCTGAGTTGCTTGATAATTAGCAGAACCACTAACAGGAGCATAAGATAATGCTGGTATATCTGCGGCTACAATCGTTCTCAATGAAGGAACTCCAGCTGAACCATTCGGAGTAGCCCAGAAGTAGTTTGCTGTGCCAGATGTGAAAGCAGGAGCATAAGAACCAGCAGGTTGGACAACACCGGTTAATCCATATCCTGCAATCGTTGAGGGTATTCCAGCAAGACAGGAAAAGGTAGTGCAGCCAGAACCGCCGCTAACAACAGCGCAACTCGTTCCATTCCCTATGCAAAGCGTTGTCCCGTTCCAACATCCGACTCCATTCGCTGTGCTTCCTGTGCAGTCGCTTTGAACCTGCCAGCCTTGCGGCCCGAACTGATGAGCATTTGGACCAGCCGCCCAAGATACACTGGGAATTAAAAACAAAAGTAAAAATAAAAACCGCCATATCTTTTTCATATTTCCTCCTAAAATTCTATCCTTAGACCTGCATTATAATAAGGATGTTTACCCAGTAAAGGGTTCATTTCTGAATACTGTTGTGGATGTTTAGCAATATCTCTTGTCTGTCCCCAGTCAACGATAGTTAGGCCAGCATATACAGCTTCAAGGACTGTGTCGGTCTTACTCCACTGGTCAGCAAAGGTATATGCCCACACTGGACTCGCAATCAGTATTAGAAAAATTGTTAAGATAAGTTTTTTCATTTTATCCTTTATGGAAGTAAGTATGTTAAAACCAGACCAAATGAAGACCCTTTATTACCAGAAGCCGTAAATCCTATACTAGACGGTAATCCAGTAGTTTCACTTGTAAAATAAAATGTTATAGTCCCGGTATTATCTACAATGGCGTACACTCCTGAATGGTACACGGTGGTATTGTTTAAAATACTGGTAATAGCACTTAGAAAAGCTGAGGTATTTAAAGTTGAAGAAATTACCGAGGGAAGTCCTGTAAGAGTAAGAGTCGTAGTATTAGAAGTGCCATAGAACATCGTAATATCTAATGTTACCGCTTTATTATTTAATACCCAATGACAAACAGGATAAACACCCGTTGTGAATCCTGTGGCAGTCAAAGATAAATATCCGCTTGCTTGATATTCCCAAATCCACGAAGCTGTACCTGTACCGCCAGAAGGATTAATACAGGTTAATTTTAAAACAGAATTATATTGAGAATTGTATGCTCCAATCATAGCCTGAATAGTAGCATTTCCTGAAGTATTAACAGTCACTATTCCCGTACTTTGATTATTAATTATAACTGACCAGCCAGCCTGTAAAGTTGCTGCAACTGGTAAAACTACTGTCTGTGTGGTTGTACCTGTGAATAATTGAATATATTTTGAATCAACATCAAGTGTGGTTGTGCCTGCTGCTGTAACAGTGCTGGTTCCCCCAACAACTCCGGCTGTACCTGTTGCACCTGTTTCACCTGTTGCACCTGTGTTTCCAGTTGGCCCTTGCGCACCAGTTGGCCCTTGCGCACCAGTTGGCCCTGTGGCACCTGTTGGCCCTGTGGCACCTGTTGGCCCTGTGGCACCTGTTGGCCCTGTGGCACCTTGGGGGCCTTGAACACCGGTAATACCCTGTGCCCCTTGAACACCCGTTATTCCCTGAGGGCCTTGTGGGCCGGTCAATCCCGTATCTCCGGTCTCACCTTTTGCACCTTCTGAAGCTAACAAAACAAAGTGCGTGGTATCAACACTTGGATTTGTCGCTGAATCGGCAATTTGAACGGTGCAGACATAGGCACTACCCCCGAATGTGGGCGCATCCGCCACCTCATAAGCGCTATGAATTACCCACGGGCCACGAATATTCAACCCTGCCCCTGAAGATCCAACCGGTCCTTGATTCCCTTGAGGGCCGGTAACACCTATCGGCCCCTGTGCTCCTTGCACACCTTGAGGGCCCTGTGCTCCCTGCACACCTTGAGGGCCTTGTGCACCCGTATCTCCTTTCGATCCCTGCGCCCCAGCACCACCTGCTGGCCCTTGTATTCCCTGAATACCTTGTATACCTTGCGCCCCGGTATCGCCCGTTTCGCCAATCGGGCCTTGGACTCCGGGTTTTGAATCAATTTGCTGGGCAATCATTGTTAGATAATCCAGCGCTTTCTCTATTGTCGAAGCAAAGAACGGCCCATTATTCGGTAACTGAGTGCTTTGCGAAAGCGGCAGAGTTCTCGTGATGGTCAGCGTGTAGCCGGAGGTCAAGGCGCTGGTTAAAGTAACGCTCCCCCCTGCGTATTCCCCAACGCTGTTTTTTGTCGAGTGTGAAACAGTATAATCAACATTCTGGGTAAGTAGTGTTATTGTACCCGCAAGGTTAGTAGTGGTCACCGATATCTGGCTGTTAGCAAAAAACGGCATTGTAAAACTAAATGGGCCGGTGCTTCCGCTTCCAATAAACGAAGCGTAATTCGGGACGTTCGCCACCGTGGCAAAGGTTGTCACCGGCATTGCCAGCATTAATATTAAAAGTATTACTCTAAATAATTTCTTCATGTTCATAGTTTACTCCTTATTTGCTTCATTTTCAATTTTCTTTTCGTAAATCTCTCCGAGTTCCATCTTTTCTTTCGCACTTAATTTATTCCATACTTGATCTACTTTTGCGGGTGACAAATGAGAGAAAGCCACCTGCAATGGTGTCATCTCGGATTCCTTGTCAATGTTTTTTTTCTGTGCCTCAGTCATTGCATTGTAAGCCTTGCGCTGATCCGGGGCGAGTGGTTTGTTTTTTCTGAAAGCGTTGACGATTGCCGATTTCATCTTCGACTGTTCCATCTGGTCTTGATCGTTCTTTCTTTCCAGATCATAAATATTTGATCTCGCGTCGGACATATGGCGCGGTGGAGTTCCGCCCAACACTGAAAGGTAATCCCAGAAACCTTCTTTGTCATTCGGGTCAGTAATCATCTTGGCAATATTACTCACGCTGAAAGGAACAGGTGCAAGGTTAGAAGCGATTTCTCCTGCGGCCCTCATAGTGTTCTTTCCGAATCCTGCGCCTTTGGTTGTAATGTCTTTTCCCATCCAATCTTTGTTTGTCGCTAATTCCATTCCTGTTCTTGCCAATGGGCCTAACTTACTGGCGATTGAATGAGCTAATCCTTCAATGGCTCCGAATTGCCTTATGTTCTCAAAGAGAGTCGTAGCGTCTTTTGGCGCACCGGCGAAAAATGTATTTGAATAAACGTCCTCGCCGTTCTTATCTTTGCCTAAATAAACTTCCGTAGCATGGTTTGAATATTTCCCAGAAACAGCCATGCTCATGGCTTGAGTCAATAGGCATCCGGTGACAGCAGATTTAATCCAAAACTTCCGTGCCGCCTTTCCGCCTGGCCCACCTTCAAATGAGTATTTGGCATTGACTACGTTTGAAAATGTCCAATCAGGGGCAAGCATTAAAGCACGACTTAGTTCAAGGGTATTCTTATTCATGCCCATATTTTCCCAATGCAAGCCACCAAATGCCGCATTGATTTCTTTTGCAATAGACCTCTTGGCCTCAGTCAAAGACAGCGCATCCGCCGCTGGATGTTTAGCCATCCATTGAGCTTTCTGCAAAGCATATCCCATAACCTTAAATTTTCTTTGCACTACGTCAAAAGTTTCATGCGTGAGGAATTGAGCCGCTTTGTCTGCTTGTTTGATTCCGGGGAGATTTCTTATCATGTCCATTCTTGAAGGGAATGTAGAAGGTTGCGCCGCTTTGTATGCTTCAATCGTTCTTCCCAAAACAGAAGTAGTTCCGCCGTGTTTTATCAGGTCAAGTTCTTCTCCCGTAAATTCCGGTGATCCCATATCGGAAGCAAAACTTTTTACCATAGATGACAGTTTGGCATTATTCAAAGCCGTAATGTTCAGGGCCTTCATATGAAAGACAGACAGACCTAATTCAACACCCTTGATATACGCCTGATACATTCTGCCCTTTTTAAATCCCGGCACATTAGCTATGCTCGCGGGGTCAATGATAGGTTTCAAGGCATCAGCCACTTTTTCGGGCACATAAAGGTTCTGTGTCGCGATTGCCGCCTCGCCCGTCTCTTTGTCTATATAAGGTATCCTGTTTCGGAATAACTCGCGCCCTGGGCTTAATTCAACCCATTCGCGAGGTATTTTATCGGAGGTCCTAAATCCCCACTTACCCATCTCGGTATTCTTGAGTTCATTTGTAAGGAGTTTGGTTGCCGCCGCCGTTGCGTGCCTGTCTCCGTAAATCGTCATGGCATCAAGAGCATTCATTGTCTTGACTTTGACGCTTGGATTATCGTAAGCATCTAAGATGTTTTCATATTTTCTTGACTTGGCAAACTGGAAGTTGCGGCCTATCTTTCCGCCGCCTATGCCGCCCTTACCTTTACCGCCTACTTTTTCTTCCGGCTCCAAAAGATGGGTAATGTATTGTTCGTTTGTTATGGAGCTATCAAGAAATCCTAGCTTCTTCCCTTCTTCCAAATGCTTCTCAAAATAGGCAGTCATCCGCTTATCGGATTTGAGAAGTTCTTTAGAAGGATTTAAGGCGCGGTCAATAACGGAAACAATCTTTTTATCACCTGCCTTTTCGTACTCCGCACGCCGTTTTGCTAAATCGGCTTCTTTTCCCTTGAAGTCTCTTAATAAACTGAGAGCCTCTTGATCTTTGAAATCAGGGATGATTTTCTTTAAACCGTCTCTTAATTGGTTAGTTTCGGCAATTCTGTAATCTCTTGCTCCTGTATAGAAAGTCCTTAGTGCTTCTCCATACTTAGATGCTTCATTTCCTTCTCTTATTTTTTGGAGGGCTTCCCGCGCCGATTGGATGGCGGGTTCAAGGTCAACCATGCCTTTCTCATTGCCAAACATATCACCCGTCTTGTCCGGTGTCTGCTCGGATAAAGGTTTGCCGGTTTCATCCGCCCCCTTCATTTCAGCGGATAGACCTTGGGGCTTGGGTTGGTCAGGATTAGCCTTATTTGTCTCTGCATCCTTTGAATTTGCCCCCGCCACGGCATTATCTCCCTCGGCCTGTGTCTTGGCTTGCTCTTCAGCTTTGAGGGCTTCTGCCTCATTTTGAGAAGGAATACCCTCCACTGACATGTCCTTGATATGCTCAGGGGTAATATGGTTAGAAAGGGTGGCAACGTCAGGCATGGGTAAGTCTGCTTTTACAGGAGTATCGCTTGCCATGCCCTCAAACTTCTGCTCATAGTAGGCTGTCGGGTCGGTCAGGGCTTCTTCCGGCGTGGTCTTTGCTTTGGTCAAGATGTCATCAACTACGGCAAGGGGAGCCTGAACCGTGGAATCACCGGTCATATCTTTAATGGCTTCTTTGACAAGAGGGTCGCCCTTGCTCTTGATTTGCTTAGCGGTGTCAACGATTCCTCCGATATGTTTCATTCCAATCTCCGCAGCTATCGGAGCAAGAAAAGGAGCCGCTTCACCGCCAAAACCTGCCGTAAAAGAAAAAGCACGATACATTTCAGATAGTTTATGGTTGCCCTTAGCTTTAGATTCGTCTGCTAATTTGTTCCAGTATGCTTCGCTTTCATGCCCTTTTTCTGCTGGATATTGAAAAAGTTTTGACACGCTATCCACTATCTCTTTTGCTTCGGGGTCTGTCGGAGTATAGGATAATGATTCTTGAATATCTTTAGCGGTCTGCGCCCTTTCAGAAAGAGAACGCTTATCAAAGGAAAACATTGACAGTCCAGCAGGAATCCAGCCAGTAGCACCTAAGCCCAGAGAGGCTATTGTCTGGCCTTCGCTTTTTGCAACATCCGCAACTTGTAAATACCACGGCTTATTATTAAATTTGTTTTCTAAATCCGTCAAAGGTTTATGATCGTCTTTCGCCACTTTCGCAAATTCAGGGTCACTCATATGTTTGGCAGTCTTGCCTTTCAAGCCTAAGAAATCTTTGATCGTGGATAGCATATCATCCATATTTGAAGCCTTATTAGCAGGCGTAGCAAAGGCCGCAGGGATACCCTGATCTGTCGTTGCCTTACGGTTCTGAGCGTACTTGTCCGAATCGGTATTGTGAGAAATTATAGCAGACCGGGAAAGAGATGATCCCGGAGTATCCTTAAATAACTCCGCCGTTGTTATAGTATTATTTTGTTCTCCAAATAGGTCTTTGGATGATACTATATTTTCTTCCATTGATCGTTCCCTATATATTTATAGCCTTTAAAAGTGTCACCTACCGCATGGCCGTATTTATCTTCTGACATGTTTTGCTTCTTTGTATCTTCCCATGCGCCCTCTTTTGCGCCAATTCCAAATATGCCTTTCTTGCCAGGATTCCAATGTAGGGCTCCGTTCTGCAAACCTTCTATTCCGGCTTGTTTAATTTCATCATCGGTCAAAGGGCGTTTTAGTTCATCCTCTTTTTTCTTAATGGCTATTCTAAAATACTGCCCAAAAGCGGCTCGCGCATCTTCGTCTTTTACTTGCGCTGAATCAAGAACGGAATTAACCATAGAGTTTTTCAAATTCTGATTATGTTGCATCTTCGGGTCTTGCATATCTTTGATTTCTTTTTTCCGGTCAGCTTTAACCTTATCTATTTGTGCATAGGACAAACCATGCTTACGGCCTTGCTCTACCAAATCCGTTTCCGTCATCTTAGTCAAGGTTTGAGGGTCTTGAATGCCCCGCATGAAATCTTCCGCTTCTGCCTTTTTAATCTGTTTTTCCTGTAAAGCCAACTGCCTGTTTTGTATTGCCTCCTGTTTGGCTTCCCGCTTCTGCTGACCTTCCGTCTTTGAGACATAGGATTTCATTCTATTGAGTTCGAGTTCAGCGGCCTTGTTACCTCCAGCCGCCAATTTCTCAAGATCGTTGTATTCGGGAATACCCTTTAAAAGTTTAAGGGAAACAACCTGTCCATTCCCTACGGCCTTATCAACTGTCGCTTCTATCTTTGTGCCTACTCTCGCCGCGGCACTTACCTGATCGGCATGGTTCTGAGCATACAGATGATTAAGTTCCGCCTGAGCGACTTTAAAAGAGCCGGGATTGTCGGCAAACTTATCATGCAGTTCCTTTGTGATTTCCGTTTCGCTTTTCTTGCCGTTGGTAATGTCAGTCAAATAAGAAAAGGCCGCGTTCATTCCCTGCTGTTCATCGCTTAAATGCTCAAGCGTTTTTCCCAGAGTTTCCCGCTGTTCAACATTAATGTCGCTCTCATGCTCCTTGTAGAATTTCAGGGCTTCTGACGGCCTGTCAGTCATTAGTAATTTAATCCTGTCAACATAAGCCTTAGACCTTGCGCCTGCCATCACTTCCTGATATTCAGGGTCTTTCTCCGAAAGGCCATGTATTTTTGCTTGCTCATCTGCGGAAACAAGAAACTTGCTGATCATGCTGTTAGGGTTCTTCTCGTCATAATTAGCAGGGTCTTGATAGCCGAGAGATAGTTTCTGCTCATCCATTTCCGTCTGGGCTTTGGCATTGCCTTTGTTTAATTCATCAGCTTCTATTGCTGAATGACGATGAAGGGAAGTGGTAAACCTTATCTCTTCCATCTTCGTCTGGTTGTCGAACATGAAATTTTGGTTTTTGTTATTTAGTTGGCTTTTATATTTATCTTTTATTTCTGAAAATTTCTGATTGTAGGAATCAACATCGAAAGCATCCTTGCCTTTTCTTCTGAGGCCGTCTGATTCAAGGTCAATGATCTCCTTTGAAAAATTAACATAGCTGTCACGGACAACCGTTTTGTCGGCCTTCACTTTCTCCTGATAAGCGAAGTCCTGCATCTGACCACCAACACCTTCAATCGTTTTACCTAGACCTTCAGCGGCTTTTGCCACTGGGTCTCCCGTGTCATAATTGGCAACCGGCAAAGTATTGGGTTCGACTCTTTCGTTATATTGTGGAAGTTGCATCATTAACTCCTAGCATATCCGAAAGAAGCATTCGATACGCCGCCCAGTAAACTGCCTGCACCCTTAAGATATCCTGCTGTTTCATAATCTTTATTTTCGTTAATATCCTCTTGTGTATCATATCCCCACGCCGTCCTCTGGGCATTGTTTATAATTTGCAGGCTGTTCAGTTCGCCAAATTCGGCGGTCTGGCTTTCAATAGTCAAAGGAGTTCCGGTTGACGGGCTGACTCCGCCCGCCCCGGCGGCGTTGACTTGCGCGGCCTCAATCCTTTTCGCTTTCAGCTTTTCGTTAGAGGCTGACACGGCGGCGGCGTTCTCTACGCTTTCCGCAGTTTTTTTCTGTGCATCGGCTGTCATGTTAGCCTGAGTTTTGGCGTTGGCTCCTGCTTGAATTGCCGAATACCCCGATACTCCCGCCCCTGCAACGGTCGCCGCTGCCGCAACCCCGCTAGCAGTTACAGAACTCGCTCCGTATGCCGCTGCCGTTCCCAGCGCGTACAGGTTTGCCATTATTATTTCGCCTATTCCAAAATCAGCCATATTATAGCTCCTGTCCGGCGCAACGGACTTTATTGCCTTCCCATTCAAAATTCTTAAAAGTATTAAATCCCATCATGCGCCAGTATTTTTCTTTTTTCGATAAGTCATCGCTTAATTTATTTCCGGTAATAATAGTTTTTATTCCCGTTTCCTTCATGCCTTTTTTTACCAGATCAAAAGCCTTTCTATAAAATCGTAAAGCCCTGGGAGTCCATAAGTGAACGGTGTTATGAATGACCGCAATCGTTCCATAGACTTTAAAACTAAGAGTCGCGGCAATCTTGCCATTCTCTATGGCCTCCGCTTCCCAGCCGTTATCAGTCTTGTTACATGTGACGTTCATAATTTTTCAATTCCCAAACTAACTGACCGGTCAATTATCTCATTTAACTCAACAAATGTGTTAGCATTAAATTGCTTGCCCTTGCATTTAAAATTCTCTGCCGCATTCATGCAGTTGTCCTGAGCTTCTTCCAGTGTTTCACCAAGCCCTACCGCCTTGACAACCGTGCTTACCTTATCCCTGAAAGGAATATTGTAATACTGATCGCCGATCTTGCAGGCTCTCCGTATCTTGATCGAGTGCCAATCTTTTTCGCTGATGTCCATAGGGATTGACTCGGTGTCCGCGTTCTGAGCTTCCACGCTTAGTTCTGCGGCGTACTTCGCTTTGAACTCGGCCTTGATCATTTCTCCTCGTGCAATGCCATCTGTAACACGAGAAAAGTTTTTATAGATTTCCGAAATACACGCAGCCGGAGGATTCCCCATGCGCTGACAGGCATCAATATAATAAGCCTTTTTCTCTTTACCCCAGCGATCCTCAGTAGAGATAGCACCGTTAATATCGTACTTCTGATAGATAGGAAGCATGGCCTTATTTACTATTTGTATCGGAATAGGAAGTTTATCTGTCGGACAAACTTTACAGGAATACCCGTCACCTTTTACTTCAATTCCATAAAGGGAATTTTCCAGCGACTCTCCATGTAGACGCATAGAATCGTCCCCGATTTCCACACCTTCCTTTTCAACGGGTATTTCAATCATAAACTCTGCAACATCCCGATAAAAACCCAGCTTGTGAGCAAGTTCATCTATTTCGTTGACTGAACTTTTCCAATCAATATGATGAAAGGTCTCCTTGATTCCCCGAATAGTGACATCCATCTTCACCCAAAGATCATCTTCTTTTTTTAATATAGGTGTCAGTTCATCAATACCGTGAACAATACGATAAGGAGCAAATGGAAGCCCGACTTCTTTTAAAGTGTCCTTAAAAAAGGAACGGTCTATTTCCAAGTCCTGAGCAGGATATCTACCCTGTTCATTTCTGATTCCGCCAGCGCCAAAAACATTGCAACCTTCCTGTCTCAATTCCCATTGCTTATCGGCATCCCCAACATCGAAGAAAAAGAATGTGCCTTTGTTTTCCTTGACGATAGCCTTTGTATCCTCATAGCTTTCAACTCTTGTTACCCCGGGGATTCCTTTTCCTATGTTCTGATAATCAGGAGTAGGCCAAGGCCCCATCCACGGAACAAATAAAAAGACTTCCCCGAAGTCCTGAGCCAAAGTTTGAGCGAGGAACACATCAAATATACCATATCCATAAACAAGGGCTTTCTTCTTTGAAAGGTCAATCTTCGGCATTACCGTTATGTTTTTTTTCTCCGGTGCTAATATAAACCCTTGAGGAGTCTTAATCATCTGATTCCCTCCAACCAAAAATGACAGAATAATTCATTATTAACGCCCATCGGTTCGGGTTGCTCCATATTAAATCCGAGCCAAGCAAGCCATTGAACAGACCGCGTATTCTTTGCCTGAACGTAGTTTTCAAGTATAGGATGTTTTTCAAGCAACTCTTTCAATATTTTGCGGCTCTTACTAAGAAACAATTTATCGTATTTGTGAATATCTTCCGTACCGACTAACCAGATATAATTTGGTTTTGCAACTCCGAAGATGCACACCGGCACGTCATTAGCCATTCCTGTCCATGCTTCACCTTGTGAGTTGTAAAGTGAAAGTTCTAATGCCTGTCGAGGAGTCATCCCGTTGTAGGCCAGCATTTCTTCTCTATCCGCCTCGCGCACATTAGGGGCGATAACATCAATATGTTCTGCCAGGGCTTTTACTATCTTTGCTTTCAATTTCCACCTGCCATGAGCTGAGGAATTACCGCCAATATACTGCAAGGCAAAGGTTGCGCCTGGCGGATGAATATGCGACCTTTTTTATTCCAACCACACGGGATATTGAGATCGACCAATTCACTCAACAAAGCGTCTGCCTCTCCGTAGTTTGCCGGTCTCTTTTGTTTGTAAGGCTTTAGATGATCCGCATCAGGACCTATTAGAAGTCCTGAAGTCTGATCGACAATAAGCGACACAGAATTAATGAGTTTCTCTTTGTCCCTAATGTCTGATTTCATAGACGATATATCCAGTGTTTCAAAATCGGAAGTGTAGGCAAGCCCTACATGGACGACAAGAGCGGGATTATCAAGATCAAATTCTCCATTGTCAGGCATGACAAAAGGTGATAACACAAATCCATCAGCATGAACCGAAACCGTCATTCCGGCCAAATGTGAAGCGCCAGAGAAATGAGTAGCCGGAGTGCTGGGTCTGCCGTCATAGGCAAGAGCGCAATCTAAGAAATAAGCGTCCTTTGGGTCTTTGAACTGTCTTGGAGCCATTCTTTCAATACATCTTACTGTTTGACCGTTCAGTGTTCGATTGACAATGAAATAAACCACATTGACGTTATTTTCAATAACACACCATGTTGACTCAAAAGTCCCCTGCGTGTCGTGGTGATGCCAAGCGTTAATCTGCTGTTCAGGGAAGAAAGTACAGCCGAGTAACTCCCCGTCATCTCGAATCGCCCAGATACATGAATACGGATTCCTCTGGTACGTCCAATCTACAATCTGGTTGAACTCTAAAAGATGGTGAGACATGATCGTTATATCAGTCCCGACAAAAGCGTTCTCCGCGAAACTATATCCGAGCGTTCTGACTTCATTTCCTAATTCTGAAACAAACAGCCCGAAGTTATTAATTTTTAACGGAGGAACATCACAAGCAGGGTTCTCGCCTTGCCAACTTAAATCAAGGGTTCCTGTTCCGGTGAGGACAGTCTGCCCACTGTTCCCATTCTGTACCATCCAAATACCGCCGGATGTAAGTATCAATAAATATTGCAGATTAAGAAAATGTTTAATGACGTTGGCTCTATCTGAAAGTATTTTATAAGTAATTGCGTCATCGTCGAGTGCCGGATTACCGACACCATTATCATAAAACTCATTTGACCGGCTACCCCAAAATACCGCAGGTTGGCCGTTTGTCGCGCCGAATAATTGCCTATTCTGAAAATAACATGTCGTTGCCGGATATCCCTGCGCTGTCATTCCCCACGCCGGTAATGCCCAAAGATACGTTCCGGTCAGGGGTGTAACTGTACCTCCGCCTGGCTGACTCGAACCCGAACCAGCATAGATGCCAATGGTAAAGGCGGTAGGACTTGTCACATTAAGAACTAACCAATAGCCATCAGCTATTCCATGATAAGAACCTGTAATTAGTATTTGATCACCAGCAACAAGACCGTGAGGCGTGGTGGTGTCTATTTCTGCGGCTCCGGGGGAGTTTAGACCCAAAGCTGAAATTGTCAATGGTGGCGCTCCGGGAGTAGCCGTAACCACCAATGACGGCAAATATCCCTGTTGGCCGGGATTTATTGACTGAACCACGGCTGTCACATGTTGCGGATCAGAATAAGCGGTAATCAGAACAATCCCCGATCCTGAATGTAAATACTGCCACACAATGCCCGTATGCCCGTCCTGCTGAGTTCCCTCGGTAACTGTAGGAGGGATAGTCCCTGTTTTGCCGGTTGTAAGTGCCTGATAGTAATTAACGCCCCAAATAACAATATCCCCTGCCGTTATAGATATATCCACCTGCCAGGGCGGGGTGCTCATATCGAATGGCGATTGAAGATAGAATGGAAGTCCTACCATGTCCGGCGTAAAGAAAGCCTTGCTGGATACGAGGGTGACAGTTCCGGTAGTCGCCGAGGCTCCTATTAAAATCGTCTCATCTATATTAATGTCCTGAAAAGGCCCGTTGATATTAGCAAAAGCAATAACCTGCCAAACGGTATCAGAGAGTCTTTCGATTTGGTAAGTAGGATAATCAGGATGACACACTGTTAGCACATCCGCCGACTGCGTAAATTTCAACATAAAAAGATCGGTAGCGGCCCACGGCGTTGAAACAATAAGGACTGAATGAGAATCGTCATTGAGCAAGGCCCCGTCTTTAACGATTTGCATCGTATAGTCACCAAAGACCAATCCATATTGCTGGACGTTGTTAAACGTAAAGGCGATTCCCCTATGCTTTTTGGTTGAATCATCAACCGCGGAAACAAACTCATTCCCCGGTCTGTTGTCGGCTCCGCCGTACTTGGTAATAATAAAATTCCGGCAGGTACGCAGGCCTTTGTAGTATTGCTCAAAATCAATGCGCCCATACAATAGAGGGGATAACTCACCCGCGGTAAAACTCGCTTGCGGCAATCCTTTTGCTATGTTTGCTTTGCTGGCCATAGTATCCTAATAACGGCAAGTGATCAGTTCTGATTCGGGTTCTCGCCTTTCTTTTCCTTCATTTAAACTCAATGCGCCCGCTTCTAATAAAGCGCTTTCGTAAGCCTTTCCCGCCATCTGTGCATAGTCTGGGCTCTTTGCTAAGGGTGCAACTATCTTTGAAGCTAGAAGCCAAACCACACAGTTGACAAAAGCCGGACTCCACAAAGGACTTATCACCATCCGTTGAGTATATCCCAATATGGCATTAGGTAAATTGGTTGCAATAGCATTGCGACCTTCCGCCGCGTCAGAAACAACCGCAAAGGGAACCTTCCGGCCCCAGCCATCCCTTAAATCCCAACCGCCATCAAATACTGCGCAATATCCCAATGCCACAAAATCAACCGAAGGCTGCCGGGTTTGAGGTAAAACTATTCTTGCCTGAACACAGTCCGAGGGGTAAGCATAACAGAAACGCCATCCCGGAACTGTCAAAGAAATTAATTGCAGGTCAGCATACGCCATCGCAAATCCCCAAGGGAACGCCTGCAAGACCTGATCCACTACAGCATCCCAAAAAGTATTGCAGGTGTTCGATTGCTGACTGCCTTCATTCACATCCTGCACATTATCTGAAACTCCAATGGCATTTAAGGCCATGTTGTAAATGCTTATTTGATTTGCAGTGTTCATTTTTTACCCTTTAATTTTGGTTTGGAATCCAGCGGCGTTTTCTCCAAAGAAGGCAATCCGCGACTCTCTGATATCTTCTTCGCCGCATCGTAAACAGGAAGTTCCTCTACAGGGATTATTTTCTTTTCCGGCTCTTCGATAGGTTGCATCCAAAGACCTTCCGGCCCGTCATATTCAAAAACCGTTCCGGGATTGATGCGCCCATACACCGAAGATTTGTAAGGACTATTAGCGGGAATGAAACCGCCGTTATTGATTGCTCTGTAATTCATTGTGTAATCTCTCCTTTTTTTTAAATTTTCTAAAGGTATCTTTAAAAAAGAATCCGCGTATATTTTATGATCCTTTGGAATCCATTTTTTAAATACGCTTCCGTCTGAGTCGGAAATGTATTTACTAAAATCTCTATGCCCCGATCCTATACCTTTGCGCCCGGGCAATCCTTTTATGCCAACATAAAGACAATTATCTTCGCCATCGTCAAAGATTATTCCCTGTCCGTGGATTGTTTTACGTTCTATTACGCTGTGGTCAGTGTCCGCGCATAACGGAGCATCTTTGCCGTTGAACTTCTCCCACATTCTGATATCAAGAAACATATCCCCTGCTATTAATTTATTTACAGACGGCAGGAAGGATGAATTAAAAGCCGTCTGCGCTAAAGAAGCATGACCCATATTGTCATGCCTTAGATACATACTGGCGGGAAAATGATAATATTTGCTCCTTCCTATGCCAACTATTTCATATTGCTTTAGACGCTTATTCATTTCCTCAATGTAGGCAGGCGCATAGTATTCATCATCTTCCCAAAATAATATTGAATCGCCTTTGACGTGAGGAAGTGCTGTTTTAATATTTAATAACATTGTGTGTAGTGGATCACTTTTTTGCAGTTCACGCCGGATATAATCACAACCAGAAATTGAGGCCATGGGAGTTTTTCCGTCATCAACAACTATCCATTGATCGGGTTGGACAGTTTGCGCCGCCATCCATTTTTGGCAGAGGTCAAACGTTTCCGGCCTATCTCCTGTAGCTGTGATTACAGAAATCATCGTTTCACGGCCTCCACCCAAAAACACTGTTGATTGTGCGACCAGTGATCGGCTATTTTAATTTCTTCAAATCCTGCCTGCCTCAGATAACATTCCAAATGAGCCTTGGAAAATCCTGTCTTGTGATATTCGCCAGGGTTCGACTGTAAGCCGAAGATCATATCAAGATTAAGTCCCCATCGTTTATCTTCCGATTGAGCCAGCCAGTTTTTCAAGCACCATTCCAAATTAGGAAGATTCAGTTTTAAAAGACCGCCTGATTTTAGAACCCGCGCCCATTCCTTCAATACCGGCAGGACTTCATATTTACCCATGTGTTCGAGTAAATGGCTTGAGTAAATTTCATCCACGGAGTTATCGACATATTCAAGATCGCGTGTGTCCATGATTAAATCTGCACTTGAATCATGCAAATCAATATTGATGTAGCCCTGCTCTTTGACAGAACCGCAACCTATATTTAGTCGGATAAGTGCCGCTTCCTTGAATGTTTCAGCGGGAAACACCCACTCAGCGGAAATATTCAATTCAGCAATTCTTCTTTGCACAATGACTATCTGCTCATGGTAATCCCCTGGGCGGTATTCGGATTGAACGAAATCGCCCTGTAATACAGTTCGGTTATCTCCACGGAAAGAATCAAATCCGATCATAACCAATTTGGTGCAACCAAAAATATTAACAGCGATTTCCACCGCTGCTTTGTGTGAAAAGGTCAATCGTGGTTCGCAATTAAGATCGCGTTGACATTCAAATGTATAAAGCGGACTATAATCTTTGTATTGATCCGCTGTCGAAACATATTCAGGAACGGGATTTTCGCACAGTAAAAGCGCGTCACCTTCTTTGAAATATTTTAATAAATTATCCGGCATATCTCCATTTCGCCACTGCGAATAAATATCATTCCCTAAACCAAGTTCAGAGATGTTATAAATAGCCTCATTTAAAACGATGATAGGGCCATCTCCAAAATGTTCTTTCGTTATCTGAAGCAACGAAGCTCCTCGGCCAACAATATAGCAAGTCTGGTATTTATAGGAGTTTTTCAGTTCTAAAATATTCATTATTCCCTGCATATAAAAATATATCTTTGTTTCGATTCAGGGCTTTGCATACACTCAATGTCTTGCCAATGCTCTTTTAGTTTGTCCATCCATTCGGCGGCATTCTTTTTCACGGTGGTAAGCTGAAGGCCTAACCGGATTGAATCATCGAAGTCGTAAACTTCCATAATCAGATTGTCACAGGTTCGCCGGATTTCTTTTAATATCGTATCAAGATTATCTGGCTGAACTGTCATTAAAACATTAATACAAATTCCCCAATCAGCATGAGGCGCAGATGAAAGATCGGTCAAATCGGCCAGGATAAATTTAAGGTAGATCAATTCATATTCCAGAGCGTTCTCGGCAATATCAATCATTGTCACATTTTGTTTGGGACGTTCTCTTATAAGCTCAACTTCCATCCGCCCAGTTCCGCAACCATAATCATTGATCGTTGCATTTTCAGGAATGACCTCTAAGATAAGCGGAAGCATACGTTGAGCAGTTGATCCAAGGCGATAATCTCCTTTATCCCATATTTGCTCAAATTTATTTTTTTGATTAAGGTCAATCATTTAACCATTCCTTAGTCGGTTCTCCCAGAAGTCCCTTTGTGAACCCACTCATAGACCTTACGTAATGACATAAAACAGAAACGCTCTCCGTCCATTTACCTTGAAACATCGAATAGTCCGCGCCGGGATGTCCGGGGTTCGGGCCTTCAAGAGGCACTCCGCAAAGAACAATCTTATTGTAACCAAGTTTAAGCGCCGCCATAACCCCCATGAGAGCCGATGACCCGCCTTCCCACATATCCAACGGCACAACAATGTCCACACCCTTTAAGGGCTGGTAGTGGATCAATTCATAGCCTTTTTGCTTGCGGAGCCCCGCGTAGGCTTTAATTGAAGACAAGTCCTCTGTATGACCTGAGGCGACATATTTCCACGGCACAGGGCTTTTAAACGCGTCCATCCCTACGGCCATAAAATCACATTCATCATTCCCCAGCGTAGAAAAGTTTAAGATGTCTTCTATCGCGCACGGCGCGGAGCCTACAATGATTAGAACCATTTAACCCCCTAATTATTTCAGTGAGGAGCGAGAGACCTTTTGCTCTCGCCCCCGGTCAAATAGTTAGGTTACAAATTAACCGATAGTGATTCTTGACGGATAGCACACATTGAGCTGTGCATCATGCAGCAAGAATCCTGAAATCGCGCCGCCGGTCAGAGAACCAGAGAATGTAAATACCATTCTCAAATACCGGTAGAACCCCTGGCTGACAGGCAGATAGCCTATCAGCAAAGAGCCTGCCTTTGCGCCTGCGGCGAAAGTGCCGAGCGTCATAATTGTAAACTGGCTGCCGCTGTTAAAGGTAGCCACGGTGTCCGACTGCAACGTCACTACGCAGGTGATCGTCCTTGGCGTATTGGCATCGTTTAACGTGGTTGAAAGCAGGGCTTCAACCATCAGCGGTTCTCCTACTCCCTCGTATACCTTCCCGCCGCTTAGGGAAAATTCATCGCTTGCGCCGAGATCGATATATCCCGTCCCGAATGTACCACCTGTCGTAGCTCCGGTGGAGTACATCGGCCCCGCGCCAGTTAACGCATACGCGTAGCAAAAACTAGTTAATATGTCTAAATTCATCTGTTTTCTCCTTTAATTTATTTTATTAATTAATCTCACGTTACCTGCGCTTCACCCGATGTCAACTGGTCGCAAGTCCTTACCGGAATACCACGGCAGAAGGTTATCGGCCTGCCAAAGACATCATTTCCTGATTTCAGAGTATACTGCGTCTTGTTCAGGGATTCGATGTCCAGATATTCCGCTGCCGTCCTGTTGCAATAGAACACAGGATTAGGAGCCAGAGGAATAGAAGCCGCACCGTTCACAGTCGGGTTCTCGATTCCGGTCTGTACGATGCCGAGGTTCGGGACTCTATGCAAAGCCTTGACCATCAGAGTTACGATGTTCGCCGCACTCGCATTCTGGGCAATCAGGTCTGACGCATCGATATTGGCGATACGAACGATGTATCTCCAGTCCTTCACACAGAGGCCGCATTCCCAATCCCAAATGTCCGCGTAGCCACGGAACTTATCGCCGTTAACATCAAAGCAGTCAATCTCACCGAGGTTCTGATGATTTAAACCGCCCTTGCTTCCTTTCGGGTAAATACCGAATACGGTGTACATGCCCCAGCATACCAGCCATATTGACATATTGTCTGCACCTGTACCACCTGCGTCAATGATGTTCTGCGCGTTGCCTGCTGACAGAGACGAAAACCGGGGCGCTAAGCCATTATACTGCTCCGGGTTCAACGTGCAATCGCCATACATAAGGGCGGTCATCTGCGTCTGGTTCATGCCTTCGATTTCACCAAGAGCTTCAATCATTCTGAAGCTATCGGAGTTGCCGTTGAAATCGGCGGCCTTCTTATCCACTTCGTGCCGTGCCTGTAAGTCCGCGCATGTGTCGGTTATCTGAGCGTAGTTCGATTTGGTTACCGGGACGCCCTGATACCACTTCCTAAAGATAGGAACAGGAAGCCCCGTCCTTATCGTAGTTCTTTCGCCGTCAGGCAAGTTGCCCTCTTTCCACGGAATATCCAAAAGGGGTTGATTGGTTTGCTGTAACAACTCGACGATCGCCGCTGTTTTCCCATCGGGGTCAAGCGTCTTCGTCACATTTAACAATGAGGGCCAATTGCCCGTTCCAAACATTACTGCCATAATAGTTTACCTTCCTTTAATTTTATTTTTTACCGTATAGCGCGGCTGCGTAACTCTCTACTGTCTTCGGAGCCGTCTTCCCGCCTTTGTCTCTGCCAAGTTCAATGGTGTCTTCTTTCAAATGGACAGCCATCTTAGCCAGCAAAAGGTTGAGTCCGGGATGCTGATCCATTCCCAATTTGACAAAATCCGCCCTAAGGGCATCAGCCTTGTCCTTCGGAAACAGGGAATTAATCACCCTGATAGCGTCCAAGTTCTTACCGTCCGCATCTAGTTTTATTTCCTTGTTGGCTATGGTCTCGGCGTGCCAGGCGGCCTTCTGCTGTTCCATAGAATCCTGCCAGCGTTTCAACATCATCGGAACGATCTTGGTTCCGTAGAGGTCTGCTATTTTCTGCGCCTTCTCCTGAGACAGTCCTATCTCCTTGAATAGAGGCGTAGCTTCATTCATCATTTCTTTGTCGAGCTCCATACCGTCAGGCACTTTGAACTCGTCATACTTTTCCGGCACAATATCCTTTGCCGCTTCTTTCGCTTTCTTCTCTGCTTCGTCAGACTTCACCTTGTCCTCGGCCTTACGTTCGGCTTCGGACAGTTTCGCCCTCCGTTCCTCATCGGCTTTGGTCTTGGCAATAGTCTCTTTCTTCGCCTTGATGTCATCCTCTGTAAATAACTTGGACAGATCATCAGGCTGTGGTTGTGCCTTTGGATCAATGGGTAGATCATTTTTTACTTCTGTGCTTATTTCAGTTTTTTCAATCTCGTTTGCTTCAGTCATTATCTTTTTCTCCCTTCTTTTTTATTTCTTCATCTGCCGCTTGCTTGGCGTATTTTTCTTCCTGTCTTCCCGCTTTCATCATCAGTAAATAAGCGTCAGGATCGAGTCTTATAACCTGAGCAAGCAGGGTGTTTCCTATTGATCTGCGTCCTTCATTGAAGGATGTAATATACATATTGTCCGGCACAAGAGATTGCTGAAACACTCCGCATTTACTTAGAATCCGCCATACAAACTCTCTGCCGTATTTCAACTTGAGAATTGACCGTAGATTTTCATCATCATATTCAGCCAATTTCTCAGCGTATGTCTTTGCCTTTTCAGCCATTATTGCCCTGTCATCGATTTAACTAAATCTTGAACGCCGCCTGAATTTGTGTCCCCCATAGCCTTGCCAGCTTGCGCAGCGTCTTTTAAGGGCTGGGCCATCTGGGCCATCTGCGCCGCCTGCTCCTTCTTTTGTCTCGCATCCCTTAAAGGCTTGACCTGTTCTTTTGTTCTGATAATGTTCGGATTTATTCCGTGCATCTCTGCGTAGGTGTCCACAGCCTCATCAGCATCAAACTTGTCAATTACTTCTGGGTGCGCCTGTGCCAGCTCTCCAGTGAACTGTGCCACTCTCTCAATATTGGCAGTCCCTATCAGCTTTGAAGCCTGCGCAAGGATTGAAGTGTATTCGATCTTTTGTGGGAAGTCCTGACCAGCCAGTGCGGGAGGCGGAGGTTTGATAATGCCTCGACGGAAACATATCCCAAAAACTCTTTTAATTAGAGGATCAAGAAGCTCATCATTGAGACGTTCCATCACCGGCCCCAAAGCCAGAACTTTCTCGCTGTGCCGTTCTTCAATCTCTCTAGCAGTCATTTCAGGATTGTCCGACTCGGTGATCATCTGCATCATATCTTCAAAGTAGCATCGCTTTATCCTTGATTGTGTTTCATGAATGTCCTCAAGGAGTGAGGAAATCTCCGGCCTTACTTCATAAAGTGGCCTAAATCCTGCGTGAGCGTTTGATGCAAGTCCATCAATATAGGTTATATCTCCGGGTAAAGTGGATGTTCTCGCCGTCCTGAGCAGCGAATCTCCCAACATCGGCGGATCGACCCATTTGTCAATGGCCTGAGCTTTGCGCTTATGCTCTAACATTAGTCCTTTGATGTCACCTAACGCATCCATGCCAGGGGAATATCCATAACAAGAATCGTCCCACAAATCCCACCGCGGCGCCATGATCGGAAATTCATCAAAGCCGGATTGATTTAAAACTAGATTCTGACTTGAACCCCACTCATACTTGACTGATCTGTAGGGCTTATTGTCGGCTGAAATTCTTATCCTATCCCTATCATCATTAGGTTCTATGCAATGGACTACCTCAATTTCAGTTTCGTATTGCTTAGATTCGTACATATTCTTGACGGACGGAGAGACTTTGTTTTCACCGAACATCTTGACTAATTGTCTTACGGTCATCGGATAGCGGCGGTATAGGGTATCGCAGCGGTTATGCTCATTTACTGCGATCATGTACTGGCCGTTCATAAAAAAGTAAAAACGGACAGTTGAGGCATCGTCTTCCATCGCATACATAGCCCCCATACCATAATCTCCTAATGCGCCATAAATAGATGGCAATACCTGGTATAGATTGGATTTGGTCATAATATCTTTAAGGGTGACCTCAACATCGTAAAGCCATTGCTTCACCGGCCCGAACTCCTGTAACTGAGGGTCGGTAGTGCCGAGTTTGAACCACGGGCGAGCTGGTGATGTCAGCCCAGCCATCAGGCCAGAACGTAGCGTTCTACTCGCCAGTGTCGCCGTGGAATCAATTATTTTACGGTTGGTTTTTACGCCCTTGCTTTCGTCTATGGTGGTATTAATACGAAGCGAGCGCGGGCGGATATGATCGGCTATCTCCTGCCAATGGTTGAGGAAAGAGATGCGCTCATTTTCCATGCTGCTCATGCGCCTCTGTAGGTGGTCTCTTAACTCTTCTATTTTACTAGTATTATCTTTCATTATTAAATCTCCATTGCTAGGGCTGGTTGAAATGGATGAGTTAATTTATTATTTTTCCTTTCGTTATCCGAAGCCCACAACGGTTGCAAGTTAGACAAGGCCCAACAACGCTTAAAATCGATGTCTGTTGGTGAATTAAAATTAAAAGCCGAGATCGGGATTCTGTGATCAATGTGCCACTCGCCCATATTTTTCCACGACATCCCCGATAGAAATTGCTTCTCAAGATGATTCATTAATTGTTTTGCTGTATAGTCAACAAGTGTTTCCCAGTGACGATTATCTTTTAATAATCTTATAGACTTCCACATTCCTGTGCGGATTCTTGCTGAAATTTTAAAGGCGGGCTTACTGGATCTCTTATAATAACTCTTATCAGAAATTACTTTATGTTTACCGGGATTATTTATTCGCCAGTTTTTTTGTTGTTCTAACACCTTCGTCATATTAGCAGCTCGATACTTTTTTCTGGCAAGACGAATATTCACTACATTTTCTTTATCCCATTTTCTTTTTATTTCTTTTGCCGATTCTTTTTTAAAATATTCCTTACAGGACTTTGCTTGACAATCCTTGCAGTAGTATTGCAACCCATCTTTATTTGATTTATTGTGATTAAATTCACTTCTTGATTTGTTCGATTTACACCGAGAACATATCTTTGAACTGTCTGCCATAAAAAAAGCCCCCTGATATTCATCAAGAGGCTTTCGCGTTTTGATTTAATTTCTTACGTTTCGACTAGCGAGAGATAAGAAACTGTTTATTTTACTTTAGATAACTTGTAAATCTTATCATTCACAGGATCAAATCTTAATTTAATAGTATCTGTTACCGGTGCCAGTTTGGCATGAAACTCTTCTACCTGAAGGGTTTGTTTTCCCCATACTATTATTTTCTTCTTCTTGGAGGTCATACCTTTATACCTTTTTCTTTTATAATCTTTAAACAGGTATCTATAAGAGGATTCATTAGTTCCTCTATGAGTTTCTGCTGTTTGACGTTGAAATCCTCTTGCATCTTTTTATAACCATTTTCGTTTCTGTAAAGGATTTCGTTTGCCGTCATTATCTCATTCATACCTTTTCACCCCTCAGCCATTTCTCAAGCAGGGATATTGTGAACTTCATACCACGAATTATTAATTTAACAAACTGCTTTGTTTCGTCGCTCATAGACCTTTAGCCTTTTGTGCAAGAAGGTTCTGTTTAAATGAAGATATACCATTAAATTTACACCAAATAGGTCTTGGCGGTTTTGAAGAAAACCTTGCCGCCAAACCCTGAAAAGCTGTTGGTTCAACCATACTGTCGCCAAACATGCAGGCTCTTTCAACTTCCTGCTCAACGGCAACCATCCGGGCAAATCTTATATCCGCCTCTGTCCATTGATTCTCAGGGATTCTAGTAAGTCGCTTCATTGCCTGCTTACGCAGGAACTTGTTTGAGTGTCCGTATTTCATCAATTCACCGCTAATCTTTGTTTCTTTGCTTCAATCACAGCTTTGATACTCATTAGAACTTCACCACATAAACAGCGAATAGATATCTCCAAAGAAGGGGCTATATCAATAAGCACTTTGTCAACTTCCCGAATAGCCTCATATTTCCCCTTCGTGATCCTCGTACGATAAACCTTGTACAATTTGCCATCTTCATAATCTGCTTGAGGTAGGATACCTTGATATTCAATTTTGACCTTTTTGTTTTTTTCCATCCACTTAAACATTGTATTAAGAGCCGATTCAAAGGTTGGATTTGTCTTGCAAACAGAATTAACTTTTTTAGTAAGTAAAGATTCCTCTCTTAATATATCCCCCAAGATATAAATTACTCTAATCATCAATTCACCAAACTCAGTTTGCTTTTCTCCGGCGTGACAAGCCCTGTTGTCTGTTCTCGGTACTGCGCAATCATCCCCTCGTCCTTGACAGGATAATAAAACCCCCAGTCTTTAGCCACTATAAAGGCAGGATTCCCGGGAAGTGATTGCAACATCATCGTCACTTGTTTAGGATTCTGAGGATTAGCCACCATTTGAAAGCGTTGAGGGTCTGTTAATCGGCCAGACTGCACATCAAACTTCCCCATTAAGATTGTGCTTTGAATAAATAACATCGTTAAAGATTCCATTAATCAGCCTTTCTTTGTTTCTAACATTATTTTATAGCGTCCAATAGGGCCATTATATTTTAATAATTCAATGACCTCTAAATACAAGAAGTCGTTATCATGGCTTATCAGTTCGCCATGTCCCTCTAAAGAGCAACCGTCAATCACAACCCTTAAAATTCCCTTTGTTGTATGAACCTCAAGGACATTCGGCTCTTTAGAATAATGAATATTTAATATTTCACCACCTAGTAAATCATTAACCTTCATGCTAATTACTCCCCAATAGAGATTTTGGTGTCGTCTTCTGTGGATTCGTCACGCCAAACGGACTGGTTAATATAGTGTTACTTGCCGCCGCCTGCTTACGCCCTTTGTCTGCATCCTCTACTGCTTGCACGTTGCCCTGTCCGGCTTGTGGAGCTGAGGATGGTAGTGGTTGTGCACTGGGCGATCCGCCGAAGCAGGGAAATACTAACATAAACAAGCACATCCTAGTTAGCTTTATGATGATCCCAATATGCCCTGCGAGAATTCTCGCTCTTCGTAAGCCATTGACAATTTGCCGGTTCATAGTTTCCATTTGATTTAATCCTATCAAGTGTTAATGGTTCCTTATACCCGTTTAAGATAGCCCAAAAGCGAAAATTCTCATAGACCATCCATATTTTCCCCCGCTAAGAGTAGGGTGCTTTTTTTGAATTATACTCTCACTCCTATTTAAAAACAAGGCATATTACAAATCCGACAACTAAAATCCACGCGTATATGTCCATGAAAGTTCCATCGCTCATGCTCTCGCTCCTTATTCACCGGCAACAACGTCTTCGAGTTTAATGGTACCACTATGGATTAATTTATCGTTAAACAAACCGTAATGCCTTCCAAGCATTTCAAGACACTTTGTTTTCTCCGGCAGTTTATATTTTAATTTGTTCGTCTCAAATACTATCTCGCTGATTAGCTTTGAAGCGCCCTCGGGTAGTTGGTCAAAGGCAATAGCCTGGACTTCTCCACCTTCTGCAACGGTAATGTAGTTAGCAAGATCAAGAGTCGCCATCTTCCACAAAAGGCGCACAACTTCGTCACCGGATTTATCAATACGATCAGTACGTTTGTCTAATTCTTTTTGGATTTGAGATTGAATATTAAGTTTTGTTAAGTTTTGAACAGCAATTACCGCAGCAGTTTTTTTACTGTATCCCGCTCTTATAGCGGCCTGAGTTCCATTAAAATCAATAAGATATTCTTTACAGAAAAGTAATTGCTTAGGTTTAAGTGTACCTACGGGCATAAAACCTCTTTGTGTTTAGTTTGCCACTTTAGAGTAAAATACACCCGTTTAAAGGTAACGTCAAGAGTAAATTTTGGGAATTATATACTTTATTCCCTTTTCCTTGTTTATTTTCAATCTTTTTTAGCATGTAACACCATGATATTGCTTATTATTACAAAATAAATTAAAATAATTAAAAATAATCCTTGACAAACCTAACCGCTTAGGATATATTAGCATCAACAATAGATAAGGGAGGTCAAAAAAATGAAAACAATCGCAACGAGAAAAGCAGAAGTAACGGTCAAACGCCCCGATGGTACGGTTGAGACAATCACGCATCCTAAGGTTGATTATTTTACACCCGCAATATTTACCCAGATGAAAAAGGCAATGGCGGACGCTGGGCGCGGTGAAGTTATCTCTTACCGCAATATTGATGCGGTGGTTGAGATGGAGGAGAGCGATTATCAGGGGACGTGTGATAGATGCGGCACGGCGATTGACACGCGCAAAGCATACCATCAACAAGAGCGTATGTCTTTTGGCGGCAGCACGGTTAAAGTAGCCGCTTATTATTGCAATCATTGCCGCCAGTTGTTGACCGAGATTGGCAAGGGCGAGTACACCCCCATGCAAGAGAGAGCAACCGAGAGACCAGACAACACACCAAATTATAAGGAGGATTAACATTATGTGGACAAAAAAATCGTATGACGCGCTGTATAATTGGATTGATAAAACCAAAAGAGCGCAAGTCAAAAAAATCTTACTGGCCGATGGACTTAATGATGTTGTTGATCGACTTGAGGCGCAAACAAATATGGGTGTATGGTTTGCAATCACGCGAGAGGCTTGTGATGCTGTTGGCGATAAGATTGTAGAGCAATCCGCAAACGAGGCGGAAATTGAACTTAATAAAGCCGCCGCCGCGTTAGGCCGTAAAGGCGGCTCTGTTAAATCAGACCGTAAAGCAAAATCATCCGCCGCAAATGGCCTCAAGGGCGGGCGGCCCAAAAAAGAAAACA